CTGCATTACAGACAAAGGCTGAACAAACACAAAATAATATAACATACGCTGGTTTTGTGATAGAAATTGAAGAGGTACCATACACCCCAACAGTAACCCGTAAGAGAGCTGTGGGTAAGAATCAAAGTGGTATTATATTAATCCAAACAGAATTATCGTTCACAACTCAAGATGAGTTACTAATTAATGAACTTAAACTAATAATTGATAGAGATAATTTAAAAGCTTATTAACCTTAATATTTATAACATATGGATATTACCAAATTTAAAAAATTATTAAAGAATCAGTAAGAGAAGTAATCCAAGAGGAATTACGTGAAATCTTACTAGAGGCTGTAAAGGCCCCTAAAACTGTAGTATCAGAAACAGTACAACCTAATACTTATGCTCAACCACATGTCGCACAACCTAAACAATTATCTTCTTCTGAACGTAGAGCTATGTTTAGTAATATATTAGAGGATATGCAGAATGGAGGTGTAGCCACAACACAAAATGTACCTTTTAGACCTGCCCCAATGGACCCACTAAATGGACAGTTACCTGAAGGTGAATTAGGATTAGATCAAATCATGGGATTAATGAATAAATAATGGCATTTGGGGCTAAAAAAATATTTCCTATTGACACACAACCTGGAGTAGCGGTTGGTGTGAATTTGCCATTTAACGCTCCAAACGTATTCCAGCCTAATTATACAACCAAGGAAGCCGTTAAAAATAATCTCATTAACTATTTCTTAACCAATACTGGTGAAATATATTTAACGCCTACATTTGGGGCTAATTTAAGAGCATTTATATTTGAGCAAATCACAACAGGAAATTTAGAAGGTCTAAAACAAGATGTACAATCCAAGATAGCCTTATATTTCCCTAACGTTATAGTAGTGTCATTAGAGATAACCTCATCACCAGACTATAATGAAGTTACGATGACATTAAAATACAATATAGTAGACACTGGCATTTCAGACCAATTACAAATTAGCTTTCAATAATGGCCACTAATAACAATACTAAAAAAGATATAAAATATATAAACAAGGACTTTACCGAGTTAAGGGCTAGTTTAATAGACTATGCTAAAACGTATTTTCCTACCACATATAATGACTTTAGTCCTACATCACCTGGTATGATGTTTATGGAAATGGCAGCTTATGTAGGTGATGTTTTATCTTTTTACCTAGACAACCAGTTCCAAGAAAATTTCTTACAGTACGCTCGCCAGACAAATAACTTATTTGAATTAGCATATATGTTTGGTTATAAACCAAACGTAACACAAGTAGCAGTCACTGAGGTTGACTTTTACCAACAAGTACCATCTAAATTATCAGGTAGTGAGCGAATACCAGACTATGACTATGCCTTATTTATCCCAGCGAGTTCTACTGTATCATCTACATTAACTAATATTACATCAACATTCTTAGTAGAGGATCCAGTGGATTTTACAGTATCCTCATCTCAAGATCCTACTGACGTTACAATATATTCTGTAGACGGAAGTGGCAACCCAACATATTACTTACTTAAGAAGAGTAGAAAAGCTATATCCGCGACCATAAACACAACGTCATTTAGTTTTGGTAGTCCACAAAAATTCGCGACAGTTGATTTAAATGATAGTAGAATTATAGGTGTGTTAGATGTTTTTGATACCAATGGAAATCAGTGGTATGAGGTAGATCATTTGGGACAAGAAATGGTGTATACATCTGTTAAGAATACTAATCCTAACGATCCAAATTACTATGTCAACCAAGGAAACGCTCCTTATCTTCTTAAACTAGAAAAACAACAACGTCGTTTTGTAACACGATTCCTCAACTCAACAACACTACAATTCCAGTTTGGAGCAGGTACAGTAAACGATGCTGATGAAGAAATTACACCAAATCCAAATAATGTAGGTATAGGTTTACCATTTGAAAAAACTAAACTTACAACCGCATATTCTCCGTCCAATTTCTTATTTACCAAAACATATGGCATTGCTCCATCTAGTACAACATTAACTGTAAGATATTTAACCGGTGGTGGTGTTACAGCAAACGTAGCCGCTAATACTTTAAATACATTAAACTCAACTCCGACATTTTTAAACATTAATTTAAACGCGTCTACCGCCAATAGTATATATAATTCATTAGCTGTGACTAACCCGTTTGCCGCTGATGGAGGTGGAGATGGAGATACAATTGAGGAAATTAGACAAAACTCAATGGCTAATTTTGCTTCTCAATTACGTAATGTAACACAAGATGACTATTTAGTAAGAGCACTATCTATGCCAGCTAAATATGGTGTTATATCTAAAGCATATATCGAACCAACCAAACGAGATGCTTTATCTTCAGCTGGAGAATCTAATTCAGTATTAGACTTATATATATTGAGTTATAATATAGATAAAACATTACGCACAGCAACATCTGCACTCAAACAAAATTTAACAACATACTTATCACAATATAGAATGATTGGTGATGCTGTTAATATTAAGGACGGCTTTATTATTAATATAGGTGTTAATTTTGAGATAATTGTATTACCCAACTACAATAATAACGAGGTCTTAATCAAATGTATTGATGCTCTTAAGACATATTTTGCTATAGACAATTGGCAAATTAACCAACCCATTATATTAAGAGAACTATATATTCTACTCAGTAAGATACCGGGTGTACAAACAGTTAAAACAGTAGAAATAACAAACTTAGTAGGTGAGAATTTAGGATATAGTCCTTACGCTTACGACATTAAAGGAGCCACGTCAGCTAATGTTGTATATCCATCATTTGATCCATCTATATTTGAAGTAAAATATCCAAACCAAGACATACAAGGTAAAGTAGTACCATTATAATATTAAACCATGGCAGTATATAAAATATTCCCAACTCAAGACGCTACATTATATTCTATGTTCCCTAGTATGAACACAGGATTAGATGAGATTATTGAGTCTACCCAAACACAAATTGCAACTGAAAATAATGGTAACCCACAGGTTAGTAGGTTTCTTGTCCAATTTTCAATGGATGAAATAGAGGATATCATCGATAATAAGATAGGTGAGAATAAACTCATGGATACTTCATCTTGGGTCGCAAACTTACAATGTTTTATAGCCACTGAAACTGGATTAGCCTTAAACACACAAGTAGATTGTTACCCAGTAGCGGGAAATTGGGGTATGGGTACTGGTAAATATTTAGATGAACCAGAAGTATCTAACGGAACAAGCTGGGTATGGTTAGATTATTCTGGTTCTAATCATTGGCCTACATTTGGTTATACTCCATGTGTTACAGGATCTTTTAATACAAATTATGCTGTCGCTGGGGGAGGAACATGGTATACAGGTTCATTATTTCCATCTAGATTAAATTCAAATACATATCCTATCACAGCATCACAAATATTCAGTTATTCTAGTGACAAGGATATTAATATGAATGTCTCAAATATTATCCGAGCTTGGTATACTGGTGCTATAGCGGATTATGGATTTATAGTTAAATTGTCTGACGCTACTGAATTTGTAAATAATATAAATGTCCAACCAGAACTTAAATTTTTCTCAGTTGACACTCACACCATATACCCACCATGCCTTACGTTTAAATGGAGAGATTACACTTGGAATACTGGTTCATCTACATTAACTATACTTAATACTCTACCAGCAGTAGTGACGTTAGCCCAAAATCCCGGATTCTTCTATAACGGTAGTGTAAATAGGTTTAGGGTTAATGCCAGACCAGAATACCCATCTCAAGTATGGACTACATCATCTATTTATACACAAAACTATTACTTACCTACAGCGTCATATTGGGCTATTAAGGACTTAGATACTAATGAGATGGTAATAGACTTTGATACTCAATTTACTCAACTTAACGCTGATGTTAGTGGTAGTTATTTTGATATAAACATGAATGGGTTACAAACCGAAAGATATTATACTGTACTAATTAAAACCACAATCGATGGTTCAACAATGGTATATAACGACAACTATAGTTTTAAAATCATAAACGGGTAATGGCAGACCAAATAACATTAGTAAAACCATCATTCAATAAGAACTCGTATGAGAAGGTAATTGACACATCATTTAGTCAACTTACTCAACCTGTTATTGATACTACTGCCAACCCACCCATATCTGTACAGCAGTTTTTTACATACTACCAACAGTTATTCTTCACCATACCTAAATTTGGAGAAGTAAACTCTCATGAGTACCTTATAAAGACCAGTACTGATTATATAGGTGCTACAACAAACGTTAATGATGAAATAATACAATCGTTATTAGAAGAAATAAACCAGTTAAGACAAGAAAATTTAGACTTACAACAAAATGTCTTAGACCTAACAAAAGCATAATATGGCCGAAATAGTTAACATACAATCTATTAATCCTCAAACATTTGAGGCTCAAACATACACACCAGAGGATATTAATCTTATCCCTACAACTGATGTGTATGAGAGTTTTGACTCTACTGTAGACCATGTTGAGTATTTTATATATGATTTAAATAGAAATATATTATTTTCTAACGTTACTGGTTATCCATATTTCAAACTAATAGACAATAACGTTGTAATAGATCCTGAGGCGGACTTAAAACGCCAAGGATATGAAGAAGGAAATTACAATACATTATACAATTTCCTAAAAAACCGCCTAGCATCCAATCCTACAAACCGGTATTATATTGACCAAATTAGTTCAGATAGAACCGAAATAAGGTTAAATACTACAACTATACCGAATGACGAGTTAATTTCTAGCACTCAAGAATTCATAGATTATAGAAACAGTAGTAGTGTATTTATAGATTTTTACCTGGATTTTGGCGACAATAACCTCATTATAGCTAATAACATCTTACTTGATGTTACAACTAACCCAACAGATCCTACTGTACTTATTAAGTTATATGAACCGTTACCGACTTCATTAGATATACAATCACAATGTTGGGTTGTAGAAACTATAGCAGATCCAGTAGCATACAATATTAGTATAACACAAACGTTTGACATTTTAGATCAAAACATACAACTTAAAGGTCCTAACACTAATATATCTGTTAAGGATCAAATTAATAACTCCACTCCATATACTACATACTCTAGTTTAACATCCAATTCTTCAACGTTAGGAACAGGTAGTTTACAATACCAGATAAACAGTATATTGGCTGAGAAGGGATTAGAGATAAACATAGATTACTCAGATTACTCTGATTTTGTGTTTTTCTCATCCGCGCAAACACGTTTAGAGAACTTTTACTATAAATTAGCGTTAATTGATTCATACCAATACAGCGCTAGTATAGCAGGACCTGGTGCTACAAACACATATATTTCATCTAGTAATACAATCTGGCTAAATAAAATAAACGAGATTATAACTGGGTTTGACGGATATGAGTATTATTTGTATTACGAATCTGGAAGTACAGCATGGCCTAAGACTAACTCTACATACCCTTATATAAACGCTGGTGCAAACTCTGTTGATGGTTTAGCATTCTTAACAGCGCAATCTGCCATTGCCACATCATACGATTCTGAAAATAATGACCGCTTAATTAACGCTATACCTTCTTATCTTAAAGACGATCCAAATAATAACCAATACATGCTATTTGTAGACATGATTGGACAAAACTTTGATAGTGTTTGGGTATATATTAAGGATGTAACAAACAAGTATAGTGCTGATAACCGTGTTGATTATGGTGTATCTAAGGATTTAGTAGCTGATGTTTTAAGAGATTTAGGTGTAAAAATATACCAAAACAACTTCTCCACAGACGACTTATTTTCAGCCTTACTTGGTATTACACCATCTGGTAGTTTATATAATTTACCATACACTACAACAGCGTTACCTGTACTAACTGGTTCGTTTTTAGATTATATAAACAATTATGTTACTGCCTCATCTACAGCGTCATTAGATCCTACATTTGATATTAACGCTGAAACATATAAACGTATATATCATAACTTACCTTATATTTTAAAGAAAAAAGGTACACCTGAAGGATTACGAGCGTTAATTACATTATATGGTATACCTGATACTATATTACGTATTAATGAGTTTGGAGGTAAGGACAAGAATAGTAACACTTGGGATTACTGGCAAGATGAATATAATTACGCTTACAATTATATATCACCTGGAGTATCTACTCAAGCTATTCAAACTAATTGGGAATTAGATTCATCATGGCATTCTACAGATAATAGACCAACAGTACTACAATTTAGATTTAAAGTTTCGTCTTCGGATTATATATTTTCTAACCCATCACAATCATTATGGGTTTTAGATGATGGGAGAAATAAACCATGTATAGTATTAAAATATACTGGTTCTGGATTAACTAGTGGATCATATAATGGTTCAATTACTAATCCATATAACTTATACTCAGAATTAACATTTTATCCTTCAGCTATTCCAAGTGATGCTTTAACATTATATTTGCCATTCTTAGATGAGGGGTGGTGGTCTGTAACCGCTATAAATCAAGATAATGATACTTATTTTTACGCTGGAAATATACAATATGATGGGTATGATGGAAATCAATTAGGATATTATGCTTCAGCGTCTGGAGTAGCTAGTGATACCTTATGGAATGGTGCCTTAACATCCTCATTTTTACCAAATAACATATCATATAATTCAAAAACATATTCTCAATTTAAAGGCTCAATACAAGAAATACGTTATTATGGAAATATAGCCTTAAATGAGTCTAGCATTAAGGATTATATAATGAATCCATATTCTATTGAAGGAAATGGAGTAGGTAATGGATATGATTACTTAGCATTTCGTTTACCATTAGGAGGGGAATTATATACTGGTAGTACTTCAATACATCCTAAAGTAACAGGATCATGGATAACTACATCATCTTTTAATTCAGGTTCACCTTATGGAAAAAGTGGAGCTTATATAAGCCCATCAGGTTCATTTGTTAGTAATTACGAGACATTCTTTTACGATCAAGTACCAGTTGGTATACAAAACGCTGTGTCTGAGAAGATACAAAACAAGAACATAGTACTACCATACAGCAGTAGTGACAGTAATATACCAAATGCAAATGTTTTATCACCATACATATCTGTTCAACAACAGCCGGCCATAAGTGGCTCTTACACTAACAATGTTGACTATATTGAGGTAGCGTTCTCACCACAGAACGAGATAAACGACGATATAAACGATACATTTGGATATTTTAATATAGGAGAATATATTGGTGATCCAAGAGATATACCATCTAGAAATACCCATTACCCAACGTTAGATGCGTTACGTGACTTATACTTCCAAAAATATAATTCTAACTATAACATTTTGGATTATGTAAGACTTATTAAGTTCTTTGACAACTCGTTATTCAAGATGATACAGGATTTCATTCCTGCTCATACTGATTTAGCATCTGGTGTAGTAATTAAACAGCATCTGTTAGAACGTAATCGTTACCCGACCCCACAAGCCAACATAAACACAACACAATCAGTATACGGTAGTGGGTCTAATCCTAACATAACATGGAATAGTCCAAATACATTTGAAGATATTACCATTACAGCCTCAATTCGTGGTATTCCTGGAATGTTAAATGATCAAAGAATATATACATCATCCAACCAATACCAATCATTCCCAATAGAACAAGTAACAGGTAGTTCAGGAGGAGTAGTACCACAACTTAACGGAACGGCGTCTACTAATTTATATGTTAATATTACTCAAAGTTGGGGTGGTACAACTCCAAGTTTACTTGGGAATGTGGCATTCACACAATCCAATCAAAACGAGTTTTTCAATGGTGAGTTTAGTGGTTCGATAATAACAGCAGAAGATGGTAAATTAAGTGATTGCCCTTACTTATATGCCAATACTGTAGAAACTAAATACAAACCTATATTCTACTTATCCACACAATTATCTGGGTCCGGTAATGCCCTTGGTGTATTCTTAAATTCTAACACATCACCAAATCCTGGAGAAATATATTTATACTGGGATTCAGGAAGTACAGGCCCATTATATACTCCAGCGTATAACTCTGGTACTGGTGGAGGAGCAGTATAATATAAAATAATTTAATAATGCCACAAACAAACGCATATACAAGAGGAGTCAAATATATTAAGATCGCTAAGCTAGATAGTGGTAATGTAGACCAATC